TTAATCTTCTCAGGGGGGTTGGGAAATTTGTAAGTCGTGGAATTCAAACGAAGTGAATCTTAACTAATCTGATTTAATCTTACAAATGGTTGTGAATACAAGGGGTTTTGAAGGGTCTGGTATTTTGGGCCGCTTGAACTTTGTCGTGTAAGTGATTTAAACGAGGTTTGAGAAATTTGGTTGAAAAGGGCGGTTCGTTATCAGGGGGTTTGAGAAATTTGGAGAGGGGTAGATCAGCGGCAATGTGTTGAGGGATAAGGATGTGCAGAGTAATAGACGTGACCATTAGTATCATGACCAACGGTCATTACTAATAGTCACCCGAAATACTAATAGTCACGCGTAACTGCCCGATATTACAAGTCATGGTGAAAACAGCCCCAAGGGAGGCAGAACAATGACCATTAGGGGGGGTCAGAATCAGTATTCATTTTTTGGCCCTAAAACGGTCTGAAGAGGGGTCGGAAAATTTCACAAGCTTTACGGTACGGTCCATTTAAATCACTGGCGGCGGGTCCATACATATCTCAGATAACGATTCCGAATATCAAAGAAACCCTTAGCACCAACAAAGATTTCAGAAGGTACATGCCGGGGAAGTCTGTTATTGGATTTGTGAGATATCCATTCTAAGTACATGGCAATTTCGCCGTAATTGAGGCCGCGCAGCGCAATGGTATCAATATTCGGAAGCGACTTTAGTCTTTCCGAAGGCAGACCACAAAGTATAACCGAGAGATTTTCAACATCCGTACTCTCTTGAAAGGAAATCAATTGAAGAATCACATTTCTCGGCACATCACCAGCATTATCCACTATAAGAGCAACCGGCTTCGGGCGGATCTCCTCCAATACTCTCTTTGTCTGCAATTCTCGTTCGTCCAATCGTCTCGTGAGCTTGGTATTCTGCCCGGATATATCTAAGATGATGGTATCGTAAAAGTCCTGCACGGTGCAGTCGTCCAGGCTAATGTAGGACGTGGAAGCTATCTTTATATCCTCGCTGCCGTACAGAAGGCGAAAGCGGTTCACAATGACCGTCTTGCCGGTTCCTATATCTCCAGCTATGACAAGATTTTTGTGCGAGATGACTGCATCGTGCATTCGACTGTGAACATACTTCATCTCTGTACTTATAAAGATATCTCCTTCGCTCGTAATATCGAAGATTGAGGCGGTCATATGTAACGAGTTCAGAATTTCATACCATTCGGGCGCGGACAGGCCATTCTCGTGCTCAGTCCCAGTCCATATCTCACCTTCACCGGTTTCTAACCATTTTCGACAGACATTAAAGGCTCGACAAATACTCAGAATAAGCTGATCAGAAGGCACATACTGATCCTTTTCCAACTGAGAAACATAAGGGGTCGAGATTCCAAGGGTTAATCCAAAAACTCTCTGAGTTCCAGCAGTAATTTTGCGGATATACTTGATACGCTGACCGATAGATGTAAGGTGACCCAACTTTGTGCTTGACATTAGTTTGGTGACCTTATAATATGGAAAACATATATGGCGCAGACAGTGACAGCATCAACCAAAAAAATAAAGGCAGCCATGGCCCTCAGGGGCCTCACGATGCATCTGATAGCGGACGCAATAGGCGTCACCCATGGCGGTGTCAGCCGGACTATCGCGGGTAACAGAAGAAATTCCCGTCTGCGCGCGAAGATCTCCCGGCTCCTGGGCCTTCCCCCGAGCGTCTGGCAAGATCTCGACGCCGAGCTCATGGCGCAGGAGAAACACCCGCAATGAAACGCCGCCTTCCATCCAACAAAATCAAACATGGTTTGATTGTATCAAAACAATCAGGAGCATGCAATGTCAAAGACAAGTAAAAGATTTGATGCGACACTATCCGGTCAGGGGCTCCTCTTTGATAACAATATAGCGGAAGGTGCCCTCGATGTTGACCTCGTGTTGCGGGACTCCCTCATAAGGTCCATGAGCCGATCGAACGATAGTCGCTATCAGATTGCCTCCAAGATCTCCGAGCTCACCCGACACAATTTCGGCAAAGACACGTTGGATAAAGTCGTTTCAAACGATGTGAATTACAACCTGCAAGCGCGGCTCCTTCCCGCCTTCTGCATGGTCACCAAGAGCTTGGCCCCTTTTGAAGCGCTCCTGGAGCCCCTCAACTGCTCCGTCGTCACCCCCGAGGATAACGCATTGTTAAAGCTTGCCCGGCTCACCCAGCAGCGGAATCACCTCAGCGTGGAGATCGCCCGCCTGGAGACGCAGCTCGGAATCAAAGGAGGCAAATAGTGAACACGACACAGAACTCCCCGTCTCTCGCACGGCTCGCCGAGGTGGGCCGGAGAAACCAGAAGCTCCTGGACACCCTCTTCCCGTCTCCCGAGACCGCAAAATCCCCACTTACCGCCCTTTCGACCTCAACGGACCGTTTCCTCGGGTCCGTCGCCGAGTCCTCCAGGATCCTCAGACGCCTGGGCGCAGGGAGGACCGACAGATGAGCGACAGACTCCTCGAAAGACTCAAGGCCGGAACGGACAACAGGAAGACGGTGCGCTTTCCCGGGACGGAGACGAACGTCATGATCCGTCCCCTCTCGGAGGCGGAGCGCCAGGCGGCCCACTTCGCCACGGAGCAGCACTTCAAGCGCCAGGGCATCGACGTCACGATGTCCACCGTCGAGGCATACGAGGCCGAGAAGACGGTCCAGCTCCTTTACCGGGCGGTGAGCGACGAGGAGGGAAACCCCCTGGCCGCGACAGTGAGGAGGTTCGCGGAGCTCCTGACCATCAACGAGAAGAGCGCCCTTGTCGACGAGTACATGACCCACGAAAGGGATTCCTCCCCGAATCCAGAGACCCTGAGCGAAGAGGAGATCGATGAGATCCTGGAAAGCCTAAAAAAAAATCAGGCGATTCCTGGGAGCGTTTCAAGTATGTCCATCGCAAGACAGCTTATCATCTCTTTGGCAAACCGGCTCACGACCTTACAACAGGCCAGTGGCTCTACATCTTAGCAATGGAGCTCTCGATGGAAGAGAAGGCCGAGGGCAAGAAAACGAAGACTTACAAGGTGAGAAGGCATGGCAGATAACACCGTAAGCATCATCATCACCGGCGACGGAAGGAAGTTCGACGAGGCGATCAACAGGACAGGAAGGAATATCAAGACCTTCGGGGACCGCACGATCGAGACATTCCGGCGCGTCGGGCGTACGATACAGCATGTCGGGGACAGGGTAATGACGCCCTTCACCGCCATCGCATCGGGGGCCGGGATCGCCATGGCGGGGAAGTCCGTTATCGACTTCGATGCCCGCCTCGCCCGCCTCGCCATCCAGGCCGGGAAGTCCGCCAAGGACATGCTGGCGCTCAAGAAGACCCTCTTCGACGTCGGGAGCGAGACGTATCAGACGCCGGAGGATCTCCTCGCCGCCATGGAGCAGATCGTCGAGAAGACCGGCGACTTCGATCTTGCCGTCAAAAGCCTTCGAGACATGGGCTACACCGCTTCCGCCTCGGCTGCGCCCCTTCAGGATATCGGTGCCCTCACCTCCAACCTCAGCGAGAAGTTCGGCATCGCGAAGACGGAGATGCGGGAGGCCTTCGACATCCTCATCGAACAGGGGAAAACGGGTGCCTTCACCCTCATGAAGATGGCCGGGCTCGGCGAGCGACTCTTCACCGCAGCCGCGAGCTGGGGGATGAAGGGCAAGCAGAGCCTGCGGGACTTCGGTGCCTTCCTCCAGATCGTCAAGACGGGCACCGGCAACGAGGAGCAGGCCACGACTGCCGTTGAGCGGACCTTCGCGGACCTCATCCAGAATCACAAGAAGGTCCGGGAGCTCGCGCGCGTCAATATCTTCGATCCCGTGCAGTCCAAGAAGCAGGGCCGGGCCGTCACGCGGGACTTCGCCTCCGTCATGAAGGAGATCATCACGAATACCAAGGGAGATCAGGTGAAGCTGCGCCAGATCTTCGGAGATGAGTCCATCAGGGCCGTCAACGCGATGGCGACAAAATACAGCGAGTTCGGGGATTTCCGGGTGTTTGACGACCTGGCCAAGCGCGGCGGTGACGGTACACAAATGATGAAGGACTTCGGCTTCTGGACCACAACGACGGCCGCGAAGGTCAACAGGTTCAGGATAGAGCTCTCGAAGTTCGCCAACGAGAACCTTGCGGGACCTATCGAGGCCTTGACCAAAGCTCTGGACTTCCTCAACAAGAACCCCGTCATCACCAAGGGCGGACTCTATACCATCCTTGGACTCGGCGGAATGCTGGCCGTCGGGAAGACCTTCGCCTTCATCAACGAGACGATAGGGATGCTCACCGGCAGGTCGGGAGGAAAAGGCGGCGGGAAGGCGGGTCTTCCCGGAATGGGCAAGGCAATGCCCGTCTTCATCACCAACTGGCCGGGAGGTGCAATCCCGTTGCCTTCAAGCTCTCTTCCGGGAGGGAAGAACATCCCCGGTGGTGGATCCGGGAGCTGGAGGGATATCACCGCAGGCAAGGCGGGTCTCGCGTTTTCTGTGGGATACGCCGCCGGAACGGCAATCAATGAAGGACTGAGCGCACTGATCAAGTGGGCGACCGACGGGAGGGATAACTCCCTGGGAGAGCGCCTCGCCAGCACGTCTTCAAGGTCTATGGAAGGAGCTCTCAGGCAGCGGACACTGGACCGGCTCACCTCCGAGCTGATGGAGGCCAAGAAGGCCGGGAACAGGGATCGCATGGATGAGATCAGGAACGAGATCAACATCATGCTGAAGGTCGATCAAAACGGACGCATGATCGTCGATGTGGACACGATGAAGGCGAATGTGAAGGCCAATATCGATACGATGAACCATGGACAGTTCGGGGTACCCGGCAAATGACGGGATGGGTTACAACCGGAGAGCTTGCAGGACTCTGTGAGGTGCCGATAAGCGCTATTCAAACCAAAATTCGCAGAAGGCGTTTCACCATGGTGAGTCATGGGATCGGTCACAATGTAGGACGCGGCGGCAAGATCTGGCTCATCAACATCAACGATCCGGCGATCCCCGAGACCGCCCGCGAGAAGTACTATTCATCATTTCCTCACAACGAAGCCATCCATGCCGTTTCCACATGCGTAGTACCCTCCTTTGCAAAGGGACGGGCAGAGCGGATGCTGCCCGTCCCTGCTTCTCATGGCATGATGGTCCCGGCCAACCTCAAGACCATCGCCCTCGCCCGTCTTGATCTCGTCAGGGCCTGGCAGGATTACCGGTGCCTTAACGGAGCAGCCCACGGCGAGCGGCTCAAGACCGACAGAGAATTTGCAAATGCCTACAACCTGGGCATCCTTCTTCCCCAGGCCTACCAGATCCTGGGCAAGGTCAGCATCAAGACCGTCTATCGCTGGCACCGGGATCTTGCTGGGTCCGCCGACTGGACTCTCCTGGTGCCCGACTGGAGATCCCTCGAAAGAACCGAGCCTTCCCTTACACGGATGGAAAGGGAGGTCTTCTCGAAATGCCTCCTGAACCCTTCCCGCATGTCCATCGGGGAGGCAACGAAGATGGTGAAGGCTGCCCTGGTAAAGAGAAATATCCCTTCCCCCTCGGCACCGATCACCTTTAGAAGGTGGGCAAACTGGTTCCGTACCAAGAATTCCCACATCTGGACCATCATGCGGGATGGGGAGAAGGCCCTCAAGGACAAGGAGATCTTCTCGATGCGCCGCGATGCCTCGAAGCTCAACGTCGGTGATGTCCTTGTGGCTGATGGCCACAGGCTCAACTTCCAGGTCATAAACCCCTTCACGGGCAAGCCCTGCCGGGCAACCCTTATCGGGTACCTCGACTGGATGAGCTGGAACCTTGCGGGATACGAGATCATGATCGAGGAGAGCACGCAGGCGATCGCGTCAGCGCTCAGGAACTCCATCGTCAACCTCGGCAAGGTCCCCCGGATTTGCTACCAGGACAATGGCAAGGCGTTCCGGGCACGGTTCTTCACTCAGGACGTGAGCTTCGAGGAGTCCGGCCTCTCAGGCCTTTTCGGCCGCCTCGGGATCTCGCCCGTCTACGCGCGGCCGTACAACGCCAGGGCGAAGGTGATTGAACGTTGGTTCAAGGAGTTCACGGGTAAGTTCGAGCGCCTCCTTCCCTCTTTTACCGGCGCGTCAGTTGTCGACAAGCCTGCCTGGCTCCAGCGTAACGAGAAGTTTCACCGGATCCATCACAACGACTACATCCCCACGATCCAAGAGGCCGTGGAGTTCATCAACGCATGGATTCACGAATACCTTGAGATTCAGCCCTGTCCACATGTCAAGGGCAAGACGATCGGCGAGGTCTTCCAGGAGGGGCGCGGCCCCGGTGTCGACGTGAGCGAGCTTGACGAGCTGATGCTCGCCACGGAAGTGAAGACCATCCGCGCGAACGGGATCCGGTTCCTCGGGGCGGACTACTATGATGACGCCCTCTTCGGCCTTCGCGAGCAGGTCTTCGTCAAGTACTCGCTGAGCGACCTCTCCCACGTCCGGATCTATGACCGCCAGGGGCGTTTCCTGTGCAAGGCCGACAGGACCATAAGCACTCACCCCATGGCGGCGCTTCTCGGCGACGCTAAGGACGTCGCGGAGGTCAAACACCTCATCAGCAAACAGCGTTCCCTCCAGAAAGCCGTTATCAAGGCGGCGAAGGAACTCATGCCGAAGAAGCAGGAACTTCCGCCCTGGTCCGACATCGTACCCCTCTCGCCGAAGACCATGGAGAAGCTCGAAGAGGTGACAGCACCCGCGCCGGAGACCGGCGAGCGCCACATCCCGGAATACATGCTGAAGAGCGGCCAGGCGAAGGATCCCGAGCCCGCCCCGGTGATCCCGGAGAACAGACAGGAAGCGAGGCCCGTCACGCGGCCCATATTCACCGGAGAGATAGAGCGCTACGAATGGCACCAGAGACACGGCTGCCAGACAAGGGAAGACGAGGATTGGTGTGATTGGTTCCGCACCACCAGGACATACACCAGTCTCGGACTATTCAATAGCCGGGAACAAGGACCTGTACAGGACAGGATCATGTCCAGGTATGGAATGCACAGATAAGAAGAACCCCATGACGGCCTGACCCGTCGACGGGGCTCAAATCCAACGCACAAAAGGAGCATAGCCGATGAGACAGATCTTTGCAAGGACTTCAAACGTCACCCGGTTCTGTGGCGCCATGGAACGGCTCCAGGAGAGAGACGCTGCCCTGCCCGGCATGGCCCTTGTCTTCGGTGAGCCCGGCCTCGGCAAGACGAGAACGGCCCTCTGGTGGGCGGTTTTGAACAATGGAGTCTTCATCCGGACCAAGAAGCTCATGTCCGGCCGGTGGCTCCTTGAAGAGATAGTCGCCGAACTCGGCGAGGCCCCGGCCTACCGGACCTCGGACCTCTTCCGTCAGATCGTCGAACAACTCCTTTCGAGGCCCCGGACGCTTATCGTCGATGAGGTGGATTACCTGTGCTACGACGCGCGCGTCCTGGAGACGCTCCGGGACATCCATGATGTGACCGGGACCTCGATGGTGTTCCTCGGCATGGACGGGGCGGATAGGAAGCTTAATCGCTACCGCCACCTCTATGACCGGTTCATTGAGATTATCCGCTTCCAACCGCTGACCAGGGATGATGTTGCCGACGTCGCGGGACAGCTCTGCGAGGTGAGGCTTACCGGCGATGCCATTGACTTTATCTACGGGGACGCGGGGCGGTTCCGGCAGGTCCTCAAGTGGTTCTACAAGGCGGAGGTCATCGCCAGGGTGAACAACCTGGAAGAGATCTCCGCCGCGGATCTCGGGAGGAAGTGATGCTTAAGGCAGTCATGCAGGCCTGTCTTTCCTTCGGTGAGCGGTTCTATTCGCTGACACAGGTGGCCGAAGCCACGGGGATGGAGAGGAAGGAGACCCGGCACAGGCTCTGGAAGCTGGAGGCGGCGGCCCTCATCACGCGCTTCCGCAGCCAGGAGATCCCCACAGTCAGGGGCCGACCCCTTAAAGAGATCTACTACCGGAGTACAAGCCTTCTCACAAAACGGTTTCACGAAGGGAACGAGCGCCCCGTCTCGAAGATGAACGGCTGGGACAGGATGTGGCAGGCGCTGCGGGCACTCAGGCGCTTCACCCGCAGCGATCTTGCCCAGATCTGCGGACAGGACATGGGTAACGTCAAGTGCTTCACCAAGGCATATCGTCAGGCCGGATACCTGCGCTGTCTCGGAAAGGGCGGTTCCCGCAACGTCATGTGGATCCTCGTCAAGGACCCCGGACCGAAGAGACCCTCCTACAAGGGAGAGACCCATGTGGATTGAGATCCTCAAGAAGGAAGTGAAGGCGCGGGGCCTGGCCAGCGTGGCCACGGAGCTCGGCGTCTCGCGGTCCACGGTGAGCCTCGTTTGCAACGGCAAGTATCCCGGAGGCACGGCGAGGATCGAGGAGCGGATCAGGAAGATATTCGGTGTGAACGGTCGTGTCGCCTGCCCGGTCCAGGGAGAGATCTCCCCGGCACGTTGCGCCGAGACGCGCAGGCGGGCGCAGGCGATAGGCATGAAGGCAAGTAACCCCGAGACCTTAAGGCTCTACAGGGCGTGTCTCGGGTGTTCGGTGAGGGGGTGAACATGAACGGCGCAATGATGACCTGGGACCAGGCGGAGACGATCACCTTTATGCTGGAAGGACTGAATCTGTCGGAAAAACGTTACAGGCTGATCCTGGCCCGACACGGCATCGACCCCGACGGGGAACTCACGTCAAGGACCGTCTCCCTCGATCAGGCTGCAAAGGTCATAGAATCCCTGAACGAGGTCTATTTCGAGCTCCGGGGGAGAAAGATCACGAAGGACCAGATCAGGAAAATCCATACCCTGAAGACAGCCCTTGACCTGCCCGATGACGTATACAGGCAGGGCCTAAGGGACCTCTTCTGTGTCGAGACCTCGAAGGTCCTCACCTGCCGACAGGCGAAGTACCTCCTCGATGTCTTGGAGATGGAAGGCGTCATGAACGGCGTCTGGAGCAGGCGGGAGTACCGCGACAAGTACAACGAGCTGGCGCGGCGTTCCGGTATGGCGGTACCTGCGCAGCTCCGCAAGATCGAGGCGACCTGGCAGGGGCTCTATCCCGAGAGCGACCAGGCGCGGCGCCAGAAGAACCTCAGGAGCTTCCTCTTCAGGTTCTTCAAGGTCTCGGATCTCAGGTTCCTCGACCAGGAGGCAGCGAACAAGGTCCTCTACGCCCTGAGGAAGATGTCGGAGAGGAAAGAGGCCACACCGAAAAACGCCCCTCAGACGCGTTTTGGAGGCAAGGCCGGATGAAACCACACGGACCGGACGGAAAAGTAAAATTAAACGAGTTTAAACAGGTCTCAGCCGATTCTGAAAGAGGCCCGGGACCGGCAATACAGACAAGGAGGGAACGATGAAGACGGCAACGGCACAAAAGGCGGCCGGGGAACAAACCCCTAACGTAAAGAGATGTGCGACCCTCAAGGAGGCGATGCAGTCCTCGACGATCGGCCGCATCAATGACCTCGTCAGGCGGATCGAGGGCAAACGGGAGGATGCGGTCATGAGCATCGAGTCCGCGCAGGCGCTCCTTAGCCTCCTCGATATCGTCTACTATTCCCATGCAACGGATCTCAGGGAGATCAACCTCGGCGCCATGACCCACATACTGGGCGGCCTGGCGAAGAACGCCATGGACAGCCTCATGAGTATCGAAGAACAGACAGGGGAAATCGCGCAGCTCTGTTAAGGAGGAGATGCCAGATGGAAAAACAACAGGGACAGAAACCCATAGACATGGCCATGAAATGCAGTTACACGGTCGCACTGCTCGCGGAGCTGATCTCCCAGGACGGTCCTCCGCACGGGCTCAATCTCTCGGAAGAAGGCGTGGAGGGTCTCCACTTCCTTCTCAGGGAGATCGAATCGACGCTGGACGGCCTGATCGAAATGCTGCCCGCGAACGCTTAGACAGAAGGAGACAACCAGACATGAAGCACACCAGGAATACGGGGAAGAGATTCAAGGAAGTGGAGGAACGCATCGAGGAGATCGCGTCCTCGGGGAGGAAGATCCATGTCCGATAACGTGGAGCTCCGCGTCGGGAACGCGGTCATCAAAAACTGGCTCTCCTACACAATCGAGGCGGACATCTACAGAGCAGATGACTCCTTCTCCCTGGAGCTGGCGTATCCCGAAGTCAATATATCGGCGGGACAGGAGTGCAAGCTCTATGTCAACGGTGAGCCTGAGCTCACCGGGATTATCGATCGGGTAAACAGAAGCTACGACAAGTCGGGGGAGAGGCTTCGGGTAGATGGCCGCGACCTCATGGGAATCATTGTTGACTCCTACTGCGAGGAGTTTTTCACACTTCAGGGAACAACGGTGAAGGCGCTGGCTGAACGGCTTCTGAAGAACGTTCCCTTCATCAACCGCAAGACGATCATTTATCAGGAGGACTTCGCTGGCCGTCTGAAACGGAAAGGGAAGTCCTCCGCGGAGTCTTCCTTGTACTTCATCGACGCACCGCACAATTTCTCCCAGGTGGAACCGGGCATGACGGTTTTCGAGGTTCTGAGGCAATACTCCGCGAGCCGGGGCATGATGTTCTTCGCATTGCCGAACGGCACCTTCGTTTTCGGCAGGCCGAGACAGAAGGGCAAACCCCTCTTCAGCATTGTCTGCAACCGGGATGGGAAGGAGAACAACGTACTGGAAGGGGAGATGACGAACGATATCTCCCGGCAGTACTCGAAGATAACCGTCCTCGGCCAGCAGCAGGGCACGGACTCCACCGCGTCAACAGCGGTCAATACGAAGGCGTCCGTCATTGACAATTCCGTCCCGTTCTACAAACCCATGGTGGTCAAGGACAATAACGACTTTCAGGCCCCGGCTCTGCACGCCCGGATGCTCATGGAGAAGGCGAAACATGACGGGTTCCAGCTCCGCTACAAGGTTCCCTTCCACAGCCAGGGAGACAAGAACTGGGCGATCAACGAGCTCTGTACGGTGAAGGATGAGGTGTTCGGCATCAACGGGACATATCTCATCTACAGCAGGACTATGGAGCTGTCGCGCCATGGATCTTACACGACCGTCACGCTCGGAACTCCGGGGGTGGCCAAGTAGTACCGGAAACAAATCAGTTCACACATATAGTAAGGAGGCACGCAAAATGAAGGACCTGAAGAAATTGAAGTCGGAGCTCAAGGACACCGAGGAGCGGATCGCGCAGATCGGCCCGGAGAGGGAGAAGCTCCAGGAGCGCCTTGAAGCAGCAAAGAAAAAGCACTCACAGATCGAGACGCAGATCACGGAGCTCAGGGGCGAGCGGCAGGATCTGCTCGTCGCCGAGGAAGGCCTTGAGGACGTGAACGCCCGCCTCAAGGAGGTGAGAAAGTCCGAGGAGATCCTCGAAGATGAGATCCAGGGCCTCTCGCGCACGATCGAGAGCCTGAACACGACGGATGCCCGGCTTGCCGATCTCGCGATTGACCTGCGCAAGGACATCGTCAAGGAAGGGACGCTCCGCCCCCTCGTGGTCGAATACAACAAACTCGCCCCGGAGCTCGCCGAGGTTCTCAAGAAGATCTACGCAGCGATAGACACTTACAGAAGAGACTTCAATTCACCCGCCCAGAGGGTTGTTGAGGCCCATGAAGGCAATATAGGCCCGAGGATCCTGCCGGGGATCTGGCTACCGGGAGAGGATCCTGCGCCCAATTATTACGACCGGGCCGTTGAGGCGTCGAAGCGCCAAGCTCAGGCAAATGAGAAAACCATGAAAGAAAGATATCCCGATTGCAGGTGTTTCCGGTGCGCGAACTATGCCGGTGTATCGCCCCACCTGACGGTTCACTGCGAGGCCATTAAAGGCGAGATCCCCGGAGAGATCCTCGCCGGACAGAAACCGACCTATCCCGGCGACCGGTGGGCGATGTTCTACCGCCAGTGCAGTTTCACACCTGTGAACTGATCGAAGACATGTAAAGGCCAGGTCCCTTGGGGTAGGACCTGGCCGTGTCAAATGACCTGGAATTCCTTACCGGTGAGACGATCTTAGCACACCGGGAGGATAAATGGAAGAGACGGGAGACAGGCAGCTCTTGAACATGTTCATACGGGACGCGATGAAGATACCGCTCATGACGAGAGAAGAGGAGAATCTGGAGGCCCGCAGGGCCGTGGCCGGGGACATCGCGGCTCGTAACCGGCTCGTCAGCGCAAACCTGCGGTTTGTCCTCGCCGTGGTCTATCGGTACCGGAACCTGGGCATACCTCTTCTTGATCTCCTCTCCGCGGGATGCATGGGAGCCCTCATCGCCGCGAGCAAATACGATCCCGATGTCGGCGTGCGCTTCATGACGTATGCCGAGTACTGGATCAGGCAGCGCATGCGGAGGGCTATCGCTGACGAAGGACGGGATCCTTCCACGGTATCCCTCGATGCTCCGGTTCCCGGAGACAGGGAAAGAACCCTCAAGGATCTCCTGGCCGACGATGGGAGATCCTTCGAGAACGCTCTTAGCGGTTTCGACATGGAGCGGATCCTCGAACATTCGGGAGTCCTCACCGAAGGGGAGAGGCGCTGCCTGAGGCTGCGCTATTACAGGGACCTGACGCAGAGGCAGGCCGCCGCGTCCCTGGGAGTCAGCAGATCCTGGGTGGCTCAGATCGAGACGAAGGCGCTCCACAAGCTCAGGAGGTTCCTTGCCCGGTCTCAGAGAATCGGATTCTCCAACATCATCGAGGAGCAGAGATAATGCCGGAACGGACGGAGATGAAGAAGAGCTGGCTATCGCTTATCCACGTGGGGAAGACCCAGCTCAACATGACGGACGGCGATTACCGCGACCTTCTGAAGAGGCGCTACGGCGTGACGACGGCCAGGGACCTCGCCCCCGCCCAGGGGAAGGATCTCATAGGGTACTTCAAGTCCCTGGGCTTTCAGCCCCAGGACCGCAAAAGGATGTGTACCTTCTGCCTTCCCCGCCCGCGCCGCGAGAAGAAGATACCCGAGGGCGTGGTGTACACCGCGAGTCCCCAGCAGCTCGCCCTTATCAGGCGGCTCAAGGAAGACATCCGGTGGTACACGGTCGACGGGTTCAAAGGCTGGCTCAGGCGCTACTTCGGGATAACGGAGATCAAGCTCTCCACCGACGCGAGCATGGTCATCACCGGATTGAAGGGACTCTGGAGAAGCCAGCACAAGTGCACGTGCCGCCTCGTTGAGGAGAACCGCAGGGGAGCGGCGCGATGAGCGATGTGACGATGATGTGTCTGACAATACCACTAAGGAGTGACGTGATGAAGAAGGCAACACCCGAGGAAATGGTGCGGTCCGCCCTGATGAGCGGCAAGATCGGCCCGGACCGGGAGCAGTGGGCCAGGGATTACGCGACGCGAGACCCGAAGGGCTTTGAGGTTTTCGTGAACAAGGCCGTGGCCATCCCTGCCGCCAGGACGGAGCCAGCGAAGGAGCGGGAGATCGACGAGACGCAGAGGATGATTAACGCCCTCTTCGGTGTCGACGATGAGACGTTCAGGAAGTACGGACCCGAGGCAACGACAACGAGCAAGGGCGAGGATGCCGACGAGATACAAAGGATCATCAACCGCCTCTTCGGGATCGAGGAGCCCCGGCAAGGAACGGGTAAGACCGACCTCGACGAGACGCAGAGACACATCAACAAGCTCTGCGGCGTCGATGACGAGACCTTCCTCAAGCACGGTGGCCGGTAGTGGGTGTTATCCACAGCCAGGGCAGGGACGGAAGAAAAAGCGTGATGGGGCCGGAGGGGCGCCACATCCCTCATAGGGCCGATCCCGTGAGCCCGGGACCCGTCCAACTGGCCGCGGCGACTTTCCAGTTGTCAGCCCCATCAACGTCAGAGAGTCTATCACACTTCAAGGAGGTGTCAAATGGCTGAGCCGACGCAAGGCATACCCGAGGAAATACGGGACAACGTCCTCATCGAGGATCTCCAGCCGGTGCTTCAGATGATCGCCGGGATCGTGGGGATCGAGGGAGCCCTCAGGATCTCTGCCGAATGCGGCGGAACGAGCCTCTACATCCCGAAGGTTGAGAACGCCCTCCAGAATGCCCGCGAGCGGGCGATGGTGAACGCCTTTGCGGGGGATAACTACCAGGACCTGGCGAAGAAGTATAAGGTCTCCGAGAGATACGTGAGGAGTGTTATCGAGAAGGCCCGAAAAGCCATCAGGACAGGGATCGGAGCCCACGCGAAGTGAGCGCTCGTCTCTGCAAGAATCGCTGCCCCATGGAAGGTAAGGAGCGAACAGCCCCTGGAGACTGTGGCGTTCTGCACCGGAGTATCGGGAACCCAGGCCCACTCCGGTGGATTGGTGGATCGTTGTGAGAGTGTTAGATGGTCACTTCTCCGTGCAAAAGCCCACCGGTCTTTGCCGTATCGGGACACGGCTCATGGCATCGACATCCACAATATACCACAGGGAAGGCCGGAGGACAAATGAGCCTCGATAGATCGATGACCGGGACCATCCAGGCCGCCAGGATCTACATGCGCCACTCCGTGGAGGAATTCAGCGGGTTCCTGAAGGACCGCTACGGCGTGCTCTATCCCGATGACCTGACGCCCGGGCAGATCGAGGATCTCCTCGAATACTTCAGACTCATCGGGTTCCTCAAGGCGAAGAGGAACTGGACCTGCACGCTCTGCAAGCCCAGGGCGCGGAAGCCGGGAGACACGTCCACCGTCTCGCCGGGGCAACGGGTCCTTCTCCGGGCGCTGGCAGACAGCGTGAAGTGGGGTCATGAAACGGCGTTTAAAACGTGGTTATCGCGGTACTTCGGTATCGAGGAGGTGGCCACGGGTGATGATGCCTCGCGCGTTATCGTCGCCCTGAAGGGCCTTAGACGCAGCCAGAAGAAGAGATGCCAGGGATGCGCCTGGCGGTTTGATATTGGAGTGAACGGTAGTTTAGACCCTTAAACCGCCGTTGACTATAGAAGCAAAACAGGACATGGCCATTCGAGCTTGTGAAAAGTCCAGAATGGACATGATTTTTGCGCCCTCGAATCAGGAAAAAAGTTTTCAACCAAATTGCTCAACGAAATTTCCCAAACCTGTAGATAACGCTAAG